GGTAAACACTCTGCCAGAGCTATGCAATTGGCTGCTAAAATATATAAAGATAGTGGCGGTAGTTATACTGGCTCTAAAACAAAAGCCCAAGAGTCTATGACTAAGTGGACTAAACAGAAGTGGCGTACTAAAAGCGGTAAACCATCTGTTCTTGGGCCTAATGCTACAGGTGAAAGATACTTACCTACTAAGGCTATTAATGCTATGCCTAAAAAGAGATATGCAGCTAGTACAGCTAAAAAGCGTAAAGATACTAAAGCAGGTAAACAGTATTCATCACAACCTAAAAGGCGTAAAGCATGAGTAATATTAATAAAATAAAACAATTAGATACTCAACGTCAAATGAACAAAGCTTTTAAGTATGGATCTAAAGAGGGTGAACGATTTAATCCTTATAGAGCTATAAAGCCAGCCATAAAAGCTTATAAAAAGAGTTATAAAAAGTAATGATAAAGTTACATGAGAAACAGTCAGAAGTTGTTAGAGATTTATTTGTTGACAAGTCTTGTCGTTATGCAGTAGTTAATGCTAGTCGTGGTTTTGGTAAATCATACTTAGCCGCAACAGCTGCTATAGTAGCAGTACAAGAATTAATGGACTTAGAAGAATCAGTGCCTAATAAAAACGTAGCACTGATAGCGCCTACATACAGCCAAGCAGTAGATATTTATTATCCACTGATAGCTTGGCAACTAGGCATGGAAGACTTTGCTGATAAGGCATCAAAAGCTGCAGGTACTTTTTGGTTTCCAAATAACGTACAATTAAAGCTTTGGTCTTATGAAGCATCTCAGCGTATGCGGGGTACAGGGCAATACTTTGTTGTAGCCGATGAGGTTACATCATGGAGAGGTGCAGGTATGAATCTTAAGGAATCTTGGGAGTCTATTATCCAACCTTGTGTCAGTACTCGATGGTCTCCCATGAATGCTAAAAAGTTCGGTGCTAATTCTGGTAGAGCACTTATTATTAGTACACCTAAAGGTTATGATTACTTTTATGAAATGTACAACAGACAAGATTCCGACAATGATTGGAAGAGCTATACATATACTTATAATGACTCTCCCTTCCTCGATGAGGATGAGATTGAGAGAGTAAAATTAACCCTTGATCCTTTAAAGTTTGCCAGAGAGTATACTGCAAGCTTCGAAGACTCTGGCACTAATGTATTTTATACATTTAACCGCAAGGATCATATAGACAAAACACTTCCTTATTTTGAAGACGGAGAAGATGTTCATGTTGCTATCGACTTTAACGTTGGTATCATGGCCTCCGTCATATTTGCCATTAGAGGTAGTCAAATACACATCTTAGATGAGATGCAAGGCCACCCTGACACAGAAACCCTAGCAAGGGCGCTTACAGAAAGGTTTGATGGTCATCGTATCACAAGCTATCCTGACCCTTCTGGGAGGGCGAGAAAAACTTCAGCTGCTGTCGGTGTTACAGATTTTAAAATCCTAGAGACAAATAAAATCCTCACCAGAGCACATACAAAAGCTCCACCGATTGTAGATTCAGTAGCAGCTGTAAATAAAAAGTTTAAGAACGCCAATGGTGATATTGATATGCTTATACATCCTAAGTGTGTTAATACAATAAGGTCTCTAGAGCGTACACAGTGGGTAGAATCTAATCCAGATAGTGCTACGATTGATAAAAAGGAAGGTGTTGAACACTGGACAGATGCCCTGCGTTATGCAGTAGAATATCTGTACCCAATTAGAGCAGGAACTAAATCCGTTAAGCGTGGATTTGGGTTCTAGAAAGGACACTATGGCAATAAGACGCTTGGCTAGGTTTGTTATGACACCAGCCAGAAAACTTGCTTTACGTAAGGCTCAAAAAGCTTCAGCTGCAGCTGCTAGACGTAAAGGTAAGAAAGTTATAGCAGGAAAAGTAAAGAGAAAAGCAGTAAGAGCCGCTTCTAAAAGAATTCAAAGAAAAACAACAAGAGTAGTTTCTAATGCAGCCTTAACACAAGGCGTTTCAACAGGTCGCAGCCGTGTTCAAAAAATTGGTACAGGGGTAGCATTAGCAGGTTATGGTACAGCTATAGCAGCAAATGTTGAAGCTAAAAAAAGAAGAAATACTCTTATGGATTCTTTGTCATCACCTAAATCTTATAGACCAAGAAATGTAGGTCGAAGCAAAGCTGCTGAACAAGAATATAAAAGAAAAAGAATTGAAAACTTACTTAGTGCTCAACGTAGATTATCTAAGATTGAAAATAGACGTACTATGCTAGACACTAGAGGCAAAACAACATATAGGGACATTTAAAATGGGTAAAATACTTAATTTTGTTATGACACCCGCCCGTAAGTTAGCGCTTAAGAAAGCACAAAGAGCAGCAGCTAGAGCAGCTAAACGTAAGGCGGTTACAATAGGCCGTAAAAAGGCTATCAAAAAAGTAGCTACTATGAAGTTAGCACGTAAAGCAGGTGGTCGTGTACTTAGATCTAACTTCCGAGCAGGGGGTAAATTTGCAGGACAGCGTAGGGCAACCTATGCAGCAAGACTTGCTTCTTCAAGAGCTAAATATAAAGCATCTTCATTTCGTAGTAAAGCAGGTTCTGCTGCTGTGGGATTAGTAGCACCTACGGGTGTATTTCGTAGACGCTATTCTGATTTAACTTTAGGTGAAAATATTACAAGAAACGTAGGTAGAAGCTTAAAAGTTGGTGCAGCTTTATTACCTGTACAAGCCGCTATTGCAGCACCTAGCATTATAGGGTTGCGCAGACAAATGAGACAAATAGAAAGAATGTATGGAGCTTCTACAGATAGTATTAAGCAATCTCAAGAAACTAAATACAAAAGGATGTCAACATAATGGCTTTAGCGAGAATAGCATTTAAATTTGGTAGCTCGAGATTATCAGCTGCACAAAAGAGAGCTTTGGCAAAAGCTATTAGAGCTAGCGCATTAAAGCGTAGTCGTAAAGCTAAATTTAAAGCATTTAAAATAACAGCACGTAGAAGTCGAGTAGCTGCTAGAAAAGTTAAACTTACTAAAAAATTAGGTTTTTCTAAACAACTTTATGCTGGTAGAGCAGCTCGTTCGTCTAAGTTATTGTTAGCAAAAACAACAGCAGAAAACAAATATAAAAATCCAAGTTTTATTTCTAAGCAATTAGGACTTAATAATCCTGAAAAAGCTTTAAGGAACTTTAAAAAGGCAGATAGAGCTTATGTAAGAGCTATGGTACAAACTACCAAGAGTGAAAAGTCAATTGCTTCTCTCCAAAATAGACTTATGAAGGCTCAAAAATTAGATGATAAGTTAATAAAACGTCTTGCTAAATCTAACTCTTTAGAAGTTTTGCATTTAAACGATGCTAAAAAATATGCTAAAATATCAGGAGTTGCTATTAAAGCAGCAGATACTAGTATGACTAAAGCTAAAGCAGACGCATTATCTAGAAGTTTTGATAAAGGATTTTATGGTGCATTAGCAGCAACTACAGGATTAACTGTAGCAGCTAACGTTAAATATAAAAGACAAAATCCTGATGGGCCGAAAATTAAAATTGATTTTCAAGGTCTAATAAAAAATACATAATAATAAAAACAATAAAGCCCATCTGAGGATCGGCAGGAGGATTTAATATGCCACGCTCAAAGATAACGTCAAGTTCAAAAGACTTGATTACGGATGATGGAGCTATACTAGCTTCAGTTATCCACGGTGAACAAACAAGATTAGACATGGTAGTTGGTTGGTTAACAAACTTATCAGGTTATACAATTACAGCTAAAGTAGTTGAAGGTAATAACGTACAAGGTTCAGGAGCAAAACCTGATGCTCCACAAGCAGGTGGTGCTATTATTACTTTACCTATTATTGATGCTACTCCAACAGACAATCAATTTGATATTGTTATTCCACAGACTCTTATTGCCACTTGGTCAACTACACCTGAACCTGATAAACCCATTTATGGTTTTATTGGCTTAGAGATTCAAGATACCGCTTCAGGTAATGCTCAACAAATCTGGAAACCTATGCGTGGTCTCGTTGAGGTCTTATATTCACCTACGGAGGCTTAAGTCATGGCATATAATCTTACTCTTAATAATCAACAGATGCAATTAAGTTTAGCTAGAACAGGTGGTCAAGGTACTAAAGGTGATTCTGTTTCTAGTGTTACTATGGATGGCAATGGGGATCTTATTGTTGTAATTACTGATGCAGCAGGTAATCAAGTATCATCTACTAACGTTGGTGGTTCTGCTTATATTACGGCTACACAAAATATTTATGACCAATTTGATGATCGTTATCTTGGCGATAAGTCTTCTGCACCTACAGTAGATAATGATGGGAATGCACTTCTAACGGGTGCTCTTTATTTTGATACCACTACTAACAATCTAGGTGTTTATAATGGCTCATCTTGGGAGTATCCTGTTGTTGAAGCACAAACAGCACAAACAGCTGCAGAAACTGCTAAGACAGCAGCAGAATTAGCAGAAACAAATGCTGAAACAGCAGAAACCAATGCTAGTAACTCTGCTACTGCTGCAGCTACTTCTGAGTCTAACGCAGCAAGTGATGCTACTGCAGCAGGAGCCTCAGAAACAGCAGCGGCTACTTCCGCTACTAACGCTGCAACTTCAGCTTCTAATGCATCTACTTCTGCAGGTCATGCAGCAACTTCTGAGTCTAACGCTGCTACCTCAGAAACTAATGCTGGTAATTCAGCCACGGCAGCTTCAAATAGTGCTACTGCAGCAGCAGCTTCTGCTACAAATGCAGCTACTTCAGAATCAAACGCAGCTACCTCAGAGACTAATGCAAGCAATTCTGCTTCTGCAGCATCTTCAAGTGCTAATGCCGCATCTACTTCTGAAGGTAATGCTTCAGCCTCTGCAAGTGCAGCAGCTGTATCTGAAACAAATGCAGCAGCTTCACAATCTAGTGCAGGTTCGAGTGCAACAGCGGCGGCGGGGAGCGCTACAAATGCAGCGACTAGTGCATCTAATGCAGCAGCGTCTTTAGCATCAGTTGAAACTCTTTATGATAACTTTGATGATAGGTTTTTAGGTAATAAGTCTTCTGACCCTGCTACAGACAATGATGGTAATTCTCTCGTAGTTGGTACGTTTTATTACAATACAACAACAAATGAACTAAAAGTTTATAGTGGTTCTGGTTGGGTAGCGCCTTCAACAAGTGCTTCTAATAGCGCTTCTGCTGCAGCAACTAGTGCAACCTCTGCAGCGAACTCTGCAACAGCAGCTGCAGGGAGCGAAACAGCAGCAGCAACTTCTGCTACTAATGC